GTTCAGCCGTGACAAAAGTCACTCAGTTGGTAGTTAAGTCTCCCACTCAAGAAATTGAGTGCAAACTTACAAATTATATTAAATTAACAGAAGACACAATCACAGAAGGTGAAAATGTAATAATCAAGAATGTCTTCAAATCATTCTGTCGATTAGATACATTATTAAGAATCTTCGGATATCATGGAGAAGATTGTACTAGTAAGGCCACCGATCATTGGAGAATGTTGATAAGACATTCTAATAATAATTGGATGAAATTAGCTAAGTACAAAATTGCTGCATATATCGCGTTTCATTATCAACAACCACTGCCAGCCTCACCCATTACGGGAATTGAGGACAACCCTTCTTATTTAATAGGAGGAGGAGCAGGGAGATATATGAAAAAGATTCTAAATACTGAACAACGACCAGAATTCTTACAGTCTGTCAAGCATTGGAAATCGGCCTGGGAAAGGCCTGATAAGCAAATGCTTGATGAAGCTGAAAAAGAATTCGTGAAAGAGATGACAGCGGAACAAAAGTATATAGAAGATCCAATATCTATAAGTAATGAGAATGAAGAACGACACCCAAAAGTCGAATATCTCGTAATAAGAGGAACCATAGAGGCTCAACTTAAAAGAACAGTCAAAGAAATCTTTGACCATTTACCGAAATATTCATTGGATGATAGGATTCGTTCATTCTTTCCAAGCACTTCCGCAAACTATATTAATAATAGAATGGAGAGTGGTGCTATCGGGTTCATTCTTGATCACCCCGATTTACTAAATGGATTAAGAACTCCAGGGGGGTTCTTAAAATACTTTAGAAACAAGTCAGAAGAACAAACAGAAAAGATCCTAGAAGGAAATCAACACACTGAGATTAACGAAGAAAGTGAAGAATTTAAAACAGTATTTGGTCAGCTATGGTTTCGAATGCTAAAAAGAGCAATAAAAGAACCACAGATGGTGGAACCAAAAGCTTTGGCCGAATCATTAAAGATTAGGCTAATAACTAAAGGACCACCAATGACACAAACTGTGTTAAAAAATCTTCAAGTATTTCTACATACAACACTCAGGCACTTAGGGACTTTCCAATTACTTGGAAAGCCACAGAGTGAGGAAGTTGTCTTAAATGCCTTAGGAAAAAATCTAAAAGATGACGAATATTATTTGTCAGGAGACTATCAAGCAGCTACCAATGACTAAAGTCATGGGTTTCGCTTGCAGTAGCAGAACAAATATCGGAATCTATAGATTTAACATGGCAGGAAAGAGATCTGTTTGTTAATAACTTAATTAACCATAAATTTACTGATGAAGGAGAAATCAAATCTCAGACAAAAGGACAACTTATGGGTTCCATTACGTCATTTCCTGTCCTATGCATCGCTAATGCTGCACTTTGTAGGTGGGCACTAGAAACTTCACTTAATAAGCCAGTCCTATTGAGGGACTGTCCTATGCTTATTAATGGAGACGATGTAGTAATTCGAGGTCCTCAAAGCCTCTATAAGAACTGGAAGATAATAACTACCTTCGCAGGACTTAAAGAATCAGTAGGAAAGACCTATTTCTCTAGGGAATTCTTAGATATTAACTCAACTAATTTTGAAAGGACTAAAGAGCCTTTTAAAATTAGAATTGAAAAAGATGGAAGAATTATTGAGAGAGAGTCTTTCTTAAAACTGACACCCTATGTCAATCTTGGATTAATGTTCGGATTTGTCAGATCAGAAGGATTTAACAAAGGAACAAATACCCAAAACGGTCTAAAAGACCTAAGAGAGATAGGGGACTTTGAAGCAAGAGCAAAAGAACTTTTGCGTTACTCGAGTAAGGACATTCACACGAAGATTATGCGTGTCTTCATCGATACTTTCAGACAACCAATGGAGTTAAGTAGGTTGCCTTGGTATATACCACAATGGTTAGGTGGTATAGGAATTCCTTCAGGAGAGTGGGGAAGTTATAGCTATATTGACAGAAGAATCTGTCATAGGATAACTCTCCAATGGAGCGAAAGAAGACCAATCAAGTTGAAAGATAACAAAACAGAGTGGAGAGTCTGGAAGCTAGCAGAAGCTAGATTACCAAGACCGACATTTTGTAACACAAAGAACGTTCATACAGAAGAGTACGCCAAAATGGTCGGACAGATGTGTATAAATACGTTATTTGATAGTAATCTTTCATTAAGTGACATACATCAGCCTGATAAGGGAGGAGATATATTTGAAAAATTAAACCATAACAGGAAGTTATGGTCTAATAAGGGAATATATCCAGAACCATTACCAGAGGAAGGTATCGAATATGAGGCACA